TACCACCGTCGATGTTCAACACCGAGAGAGGAGTAGTAATATCAACTTCTGAAGACCAGGACATATTGCCCGATCCGTCTACCTTCATGTATCCGCCTGCTACAGCAGCCGCGGGAAGGATATAATCTTGACTAGAAGTTAGTGCTGCTGGTGACTTGAGGGCAACATAATGGTCTCCATTATTTGCACCTTCTACAAGACGAACAGCAGATCCAGATGTTGATGTTTCTCTTTCCCAGTAACGAGCAGATCCAACAATCTTGTTATTATTTGTTGTAGAATCAATACCTACAAATAGGTCAAACTCGTCTACAACCCATCCTGGTTCACCTGCTTGGAGACCGGGAAGTGCTGAGAAATTACCTCTCTTGAACTGTAAGACAGGAGCTGTCATTGGCTATTATACGCTAATTAGTATGCCGTTAGTCACTGGAAATAACAATTCCGATCAAGTCAAATAATAGTTTGTAGTAATTACAAAATAATATTTTATACTGTATGAAAATATTTATGTCTAGAATGACCCTGCATCAAGGTCAACCTTATCATCTAAAGCATCATCTAGATACTGAAGTGCTTCAGCAGATATCCCTGCACTAGGGGGTGCCCCTCCAGGAACGGTTGATGCTCCTGTTGCAGCATCGATCACTTCGTCAGGGTTTACAAATTTGAATGAGGATGATGATGCATCATAAACCAAAACAAACCTGTTTTGATCTGCATCTGTAAGATTAGATGTATCCACATCTGTAAGTTGTGTCATTCGATCCACGTCGCTTCCTCCTGCACCACCTGCTCCTTGTAAATTTACAGTAAAACTTTCAGATGGTCCTGAAGAGACAAGACGTACTGAAAATTGATTATTCTCTAATTGTACGTTCATGCAATCGTTCCATTGACTTGCGACTGACCATGAATTACTTTCGTTACTTTGGAAGTAATATCATTTGTGATCAAGACATCGTAATTATAACGACCACCAGTAATGATACCGGTTTGAGAGTTTGTTAGACTAATAGTAATTTTACCCGCAGTTGGTGCAGCACCAAAAGTTACTCCAAAACCAATAAATCCAGCATCAACACCCGCATGCTTACTCATCTTTGCGGCGATGCTGTGATTCGTTAGATTTAGAGGTAATCCAGTGGGTGCGGTTACTGAATAGGTAGCAGAAAAGTCAGTACCTTGTTCAATTTGAATATTTACAACTGGTACTGCCATATCTTCTTAGAATGTCACTGTATTATTTATTCAAATGCTTGTGAATTAGATCTTTGAGTTCCTTGATCTCTCCTTCTAATTCACTAATTCTACTATTCTGCAATCGTCGTGAATTTCGATCTGCAATATATTTTTTATATCCAGTGGTGTCAGTTGACACCACCGCACTCGTCGTGAGATCCTTCTCCAGGTTCGGATAGTTCTCCACTTTCGCTCTCTTGTTCATAAAGCAACTCCCATAGAAATCCCCAACTCATTCTTCTAATGGTCTCTTTTTGTTGATCCTTTTGATGATTTTAGCATAAGCAATCTCCGCTGGTGTATAAGTACCAGGGAACTTCTTAGCAATTTCTAGGATTTTTTTAGCAATCTTTCGATCTCCTTTGTTTCTTTTTATCATGCTACTGCAATAGTACGGAAGTCAAGTAGTTCTGGTGCCTCAGACTGATTGTTAGAATTGAATACAATCTTTATTTGGAAAGAAGTAAATTGTGGCAGGTCGTCAGCAGTGTACTCATATTCGTTGAACGAATTTTTGAGACTTGGCGAAACGTTTCTATCAGGCAATCCACTGTTGTTGTTATCATTGATAACATCACCAGATGCATCTAAGTTATTGAATCCAGGCATGGGTTCAAAGACTTGATCAAACTCAGAAGTGTCTTCTCGCTTGAGACGATAGAAAACACGCATTTCACAATTAGCAGGACGATTAGCAGCAAAGAGAACTTTCAGTGATGTAGAAGGATTCTCAAGTCCAATTTCTTTAGTCTGATAAACCATGGTATGTGGATCATCAAGTACGTTGGAACGACTATCTGTCAAGAAGTTAGTAATTGGTTTGTTGATCCTATTAGACTCAGTAAGAATAGAACTTTTGAATACATCAACTACAGGTGATACATTTTCATTGTCAGTGGTAAGAGTTGCCTCAAAGGTGAATGATTTAGCACCAGGCAGTGCAAGGATAGAGGACTTTGCTTGCTCATTCTTACGTGAAGCAATAATACGAGTAGATGACAACTTAGTACGTCCAAGAAGGGAGATATCCTCAAACCCTTGGTCTGTGAAAGAAGTCTCATTACCATCAACACTGGTTCCACTAGTAGTGCGAATTTTACCAGTTACTTTAGTTCCAATTGGTGTACTGTGAGAGATGTTAGGATTGACAGTATCGTACACGATGTTACTAGAACCACATGCACCGGCACCACCACCCACTTTATCTTTTGCGAATAGAACACTACCACTAATTTTCAGGAAATAACTATCCAGAGCAATCTTACCTTCAATGTTATTAGTAACATCAATCAGGTCATGATCAGTATTGATCTTACGAAGAGACATTCCAGAGAATTCATATTTTTGAATTGGAGTGTCGATAGCATGATCGATAGCAATGGTGTTATCAATAGAACGAACAATTCCGGAAAGTTGGTTTGTGCCAACAGTGGTATAGGAAATAATCTCGGCACCAATTTTTGTGTATCCAGGGTTGCTTGCAGATACCTGTGCACCTTCAAAGAAGTTGAATCCTGTGCTACTTGCAACACTAACAACAGAAGTCAAACTTGCAGCATAACCAACAGTCAATCGGGTTGGGATGCTATCGCCACCAACATCAGACAAGGAGACAACAGAGTTTGAAGAATGGTTACCATGACTCAGATGGTTGACTTTCAAGTGACGACCATCATATTGGTCAGAGTTGATAGTAACAACCTTGGGAATAATGTTAGTTTGAACAGATGCAATACCTGCTTGAGGACCAGCAGATGGGATGTAAGAAATTGAGTCAGTGGTATTGAAGTCAGGACCAGAGACGTTAGTTATTACAAGTGCACTAGTATTAGTAGTAACACCGACCGTCAGGACAAGGTTCTTACCAAGACCCTTGGTTCCAAGGTTGGCAGTTAGAGTATCACCAACAGCATAACCCTCACCAGTGTTATCTGTTTTGACAGTTGCCCCAGTAATGTTACCACTAGAGACAGTCACCACACCAACTGCATTCTGGCCACGACCAGTAGAAGTGATGAAGTTCACCGTGCTGTAAGTACCATCTTCGTAGTCGGTACCGGCTTTAGTTATAGACAGAGTATTTGCTGCTTGACTGAGGTGAGACAAACGAGAAGCAACTGTTCCTCTGGCATTGGTATTGTTTTCTTGAGAAACAACTACACCCTCAAAAATATGAGGACTGTCAGTACCTGACGCAAGACCAATGTATACGCGCTTAGAGAATGTTTCAATAGGATTCTCAGGCAACTTATTACGTTGGTTGAACAAGTTCAACTGTGGATTGTACAACCGAATTGATCCAGGTTGTGTAGTGAACTTTGCTTTGTATGTCCTATACTTCAGGTCTTCCAACTGCGATGCAGTCCAAGTAAAGTTGCTCTGTGCTTTGAACAAAGAACCTTGATCAGGTTGCTTAGCAACAATAACTTTCTGGAACTGATTCAAGTCAGCAGTGGTAATGTCTGCTTCGCCAACTTGAGAAATCCAGGCATCATATTCGCCAGATGCAGAACCCAAATATAGTGCATAGTTGCCTTTGGGAAGATATACTGGAGCACGGAATTTGAAGTTTGTCGGTGCAGTTCCATCGTTAGAAATTGCAACCTGTTCTGGGTTCAATTCAACTTCACTATTTTTCATCATCTTGGCAGATGGATAACCATTTTCCAAAGAAACAATACGAACTTTGACTGGAACTTCTTCTGCTTTACTCTGGAAGAACATGTCCACAGAGGTCAAGAAGATACCAGGGTTTTCCGTAACCTCAAACGACTGTGCTAGAGGATCGTCTTCGTTGACTTCCGGCGGTGGGGGTTGGATAACATTAGTGACGTTATTTACAACGTTTGTAATGTTGATAATAACCGGTTCGGGTAGAGCAGGTTCTGTGCGAATAACAGTAGTTTCTGTAATTTCAAATCCTTCAGAGAAGAAGTTTTGCGTAGAGTTACTGAAGTTCTTACCAGGAATCTGATCCTCAGGTTTGATCTCAAGCAACTGGGCAGTGTTCTCTCCATCTTGGAAAGTATTTGGTGGAATGTAGAAACAACCTTGAACACAACCAGTAGAGTCAGATACCAAGCGAACATCATTTACTGTTGCCTGTGCACCACTAGTCTCACCAACCAGAAGCATGCCAGGAGTCAGGACTCCGAAGAAGTTGGAGTCGGACTTTTGGTTCAGGGACGAACAATCAACGTTCAGAACAGTTGTGGTCTCTGAGTAAGAAGACGACAATCCAACCGTAGAGGAGTATGGGTTGTCACCGTAAGTGATTTGTGGGTTGGCGAAAGGACCTGCCTTGTGGTTAGGTGCTGCCAATCGGAAACGGATGTCAGCAGAAGTAGTGGCATTCTGCATTGTGAACATGTAACCGATGATAGTCTCACCAGTCTGGAAAGATCCACTCTGAGGAGTAACCTCAACCAGTTTAGGGACGGTATAGAAGTTATCATCAATCATATCGGTACCAGACCAATATGAATAGTGACGGGTATGTGGTTTCAGGACAGTTGAATTGAATTCAATGTTCTGCTCACGCATGAACGGAACTGGTTCAGTCTCAGAGATGAAGTCATTTGCAAATCCTTCACCCTCAGTGATCGTCTGTTGGACACGATCGACATACACATCAGAATCGGGAACCAACTGAAGCACACCGTTCCAGTCACGGTACATGTAGGGGTTGACACTCTCCAGACGGGTAGCGTAGGGTTGGTTACGATCTTCAACTTCCTCATATTGGAGAGTCACTACATCTCCAGTCTTTTTGATGTTAGGAGAACCTAGATCTTCGGCAAAACGAGGATCCACGGCAGGATCAGGTGCACCAGTCAAACCAACAACACTATTAGATCCAATCAAGAGATCAATAGAGTCACGTGTTTTCTTAGGTGTTAGTTTACCAGCATCAATTTCATATTTGATTTCTGTCTGTGTCTTATCTGCAACATCAAATGATCTGAATGGATCAACAACAAAACCATTCTTGAAACGATCAAGTCCAGTATCAGGATCTTTGATAGTCAAACTTTCTGTTCTAGACTCAAGCAAAGACAGTGATGTAATTTCTTCTAGATCGTCAATACGATTCTCCAGTTTGCCGATATCCTTCATGGTATATCGACGGTTTGCCTTGAATCTTATAATAGTTTCTAAGCGAGCATCATAAATGTATGGTTGATACTCGATAGTTGCAAGTTCAAAAGCATTACCAATAGTGTCTGGAAGAACCGGATTATCAGAAGGAATACCTTCTATAATACTAAAAGAGTTATCTGGATTTAGATATAAACGATCTTTTCTTCCCTGATAGTAACTAAAGTTGAAAATAATATTCTCGTTAGACTCAAGAACATTAGGAACAGACTGTCCACCAGAAGCAAAACTACGAGAATCAAACTCAAAGGGAGAACGACTACCAGAGTAAGGTGCTACCCTAGGACGTAAATCAATGATGTCACTGTTACGAACGTTTGCATAAGAAGGAATTCTGTCATACTCCGCCTTCTCATAACTAGATGCAGTAACAATATCACCAGCATCCTGAGCATTGACCTCATAGTGGTCAAAGAAAATCTTCAAACGACCTTGAGGTTCACCAGCATTTTGCTTACGAACCAAACGTCCAAAGTCATAATATTCATCCCTTTGACCGTTATCCAGAACAAAGTTCTTACGGATGTTAGGATCACCAGGAGTGATGACAGAAACATTTGCCTTGACACCACTAGTTTCAAACAGAATCTCTTCAGTTTCAATAAAGTTGCGTGAGTTTTTAGTAAAAATTTCAATAGAAGTGCTACCACTACGCGCTAAAATACAAGCAGCACAACCAGAAGACTGTCCAATACCAATTTCACCAACAATCAAGTCAGTATTATTGTTATTAGGACCAGTAAATGATGATAAAGTTATAGCTGGTATAGTTGGATCTCCAGCCCCAGAAGACTCAAATACAGCATGAACCTGAACGATATCTGGGTAGTCAAGTGAGACTTCTCTATCTTGAACTCGTTTCCCGTAAATTGAATTAGCGGTAAGACCATCAGAAAGACCTGCACTACTAGAGTTACTAGATCCATCTACCACAAGAGCAGTAGATTTTGTAAGAGTCTTTAGTTTAGAAGATATGTTTGTTTTCTGTTTTGTAACATGAACAATAACATTTGAAGACTGACTAGCAGTCAATCCAGAAATAGTACCAGACTTACTACCACCAGTGAATACAATTTGGTCTTCAGATAAAGTTTCAATTGCACCATTATTGTAAGCAATAGTATAACGCTCTTCATCAAACGCAGAATATACAAAATCAGTACCAACCAAAGATGGTAAAGTCAACTGACCACTACCATCGGTTGATTGATTTGTCAGTTCTTGACGAGTAGAAATAACAGCATTAGTTAGATCAACGCTCTCAACATTACTGTTGGGCATTTCTGCGAATAGGAAACCTGAGTCGGAATCAACTAATTTGGGAGAGACAACTTTTAGACCAGTGATTGCAACAGTGCTACCAGGCAAATCATGATATGCAACACCAGAAACTGCTGCGTTAGCACTTTCTACCAAGGTTGCACTTTGATTAGTCCCTGAAATAGCAGAGACCTGGTTATAAACAGTATCGCTTTGTCCAGAGACGTTATAAGCAACGATATCACCTATCTTGAGACGCTTTGCCCATCCAGTAGAACCGGAGGTCAATGCGCCACCAGAGGTCAGGAAGAATTCTTGTGAACCGAAGTTGAACTGTTCTTCAAGAACAGTATCGGCAGCAAATGTACGACTACCACCTGTAGAACGGACAGACTTCACATCTGCCATGCCATACTCACGTACTTCAGTGACGATGCGACCTTGGTCTTCTCCATTCACACGAATGGGTTCATCGAGCAAGAACTTACCAGCAGTTTCGCAAAGAATAAGTTCTGCACTGCTGGTGCTACTACGAAGCATACCACGAGCACCAGAACGAGTACCCTCAACTAGAGCAGGTGCATTCAAAGTGATTGCTTGGTTGACAGTTACCTTAGTATCTGTGACAATATCAAACAAGAAGAGTTCAAAAACTGAACTATTGCCGGTGTAGGATGTGTTTTGAAGTTTATAATCGTAGACGCGAGCACGACCGATGCTGTCACCGGATGCAGTTGATTTATTACTATCAAGACGCTCACTACGGAGGTCAACAAAATCAGAGTTAGCCGCAGCAATAGCAATCTTGGCTGCACTCAATGTATTGTTGACACGGAGGCGATTACCTGCCTCAAATGGGATTGCACGATTTTTTACTTCGTTTGTGGTACGAGGTTTCTTGACATCAATAAATCGAGTACCAATAACTCTCGTTTCAAAACCTTGCACATATGCTTTACCAGGACCAACCCGGATACACATCAAATCTTTGGATGGTTTGTTACCATCTTCAGTCAGTCTTGATGCACTGAATTGACCAAAATTAGAGTACCGATCATTTAGACACTCTTTTGCTTCTAAGTCAAACTTATTGACAAAGTAATTGCCACTTTCGTCAAACGTACGACGAGCAAATTCTTTAGCAATTTCGCTGTAGACAGTACGATCAACTAACTGCTTGACTTCACCATTATCTGCACGAAGTAGTTCAATAAAGTTTTCATCATTGAAATCATCCAGACTCTTACTTGACAGAGAAAGACTAATCTTCAGTCTATCTGCACCCGGAGCAGTAAAGTTAGAGAAACCTGCTGCGTTATCATACAGCGTAGAATCCTCTACAGCAGTGATGATCTCCTCAACTACTTGGAATCCTACACGCAAGGAGGGAGCGTTGCTGTACTGGTCTAGTAGGAGGGTCTGAGTGGGTACTTCAACGAAGGCACCACGTGCAAAGAAGATACCACGAATCAAGGTGAAAGCAGAACCTGCACCACTTGCATTAGAATTGAGGGCAGTAGCGAAATCAGAACCCTCAGTAATAGTTGTTACTCCATAAGTGAAATCTTTCAGAGTAACTAAATTTTCTCCATCTATGAAAGTAGATGTTGAAAGATCTTCAGAACTAGTTTCATACTTGATATAAAGTGTAGTGCAATTGTCAGTAGAATTTTCTGCTGACAGAACAAGAACTACTTGAGCAACGACGCCAGAAATTTTGCCTTTGATCCGGAGACCAATCAAATTGTCATAATAGAGTTCTACAGGAACACCAAAGAATGTAGACTCTACCTTGACATAAGTATAATCAAAGTCATAGTTGAACTTACCAGGGATTACAACAGATCCCTCTTTGAATATATGTTTACCAAATTTTTCAATCTGTCCTTGTAGGATAGACTGTAACGTTGTCAGTTCTCTAGCTTGAACAGGAGATCCTGGTTTGAACAGAACTTTGTTGAAATTCTTTTCAGAATCAAAGTCGTCAAAATATGGACTGACATTTAGGTTGGTGTTCTGTGGCATCGTATCAGAATTCTAAGATAATTTTGATATCTTCTCTTTGATTTGTCGCTCTAGTAACTTCTGGGCGATTATCTACGTAGATAATATCACCAGAATACTTTTGGATTTCAGGAGAAGCAATACCAGAATTGAAAGTTTGTCCGAAATAATAAGTGCGGTTGTTTACAGATGTAGATACACCAGTAAATCCACTATCAATAGTAAGAGTCTCTGTACCAGTGGTTGTTTGGACCACGACGTTCAAAGATCCTCCTGTACCAGGAGTTTTCGTAAACCTATTTAGACGGTATTGATGCATGGATGCTGTATCTCCATTGGCAACACTACGATCTTGCCAATACTGGAGAACTTGGGTTATAGTATCGTACCCGATAATTTTACCAAGAGCAGTAGAACCAATACCTACTGTCTGCGACAACTGCCCATCAGTCTGCACTGACATGGTAGTAGAGGCAGCACCAGTCAAACGAATACCATACAGACCAGATGCAGTAGGAGCATCCAACAGGTTAGTGCTACCACTAACAAGAGGATTCTTGATAACTCCAATACGAGCAAACTGGTTACCTGTAGGGAAGTCAGGATTGGTAACGTCTGAGTTCTCAATACGTGAGTAAACTAGAACTTTATTAGAACCTAGTTCACGGTAGATGTCAGCACCATGCCCACCTGGAGGAGGAATAATTACTGAGAAGGATGCTCCAGAACCATTGACGACGGCATTTAGGTCAAGGGTTGCAAATGTATATCCAGTACCACCATTGGTGACCTGTACTGTTGTCGGTTTGCCATTGACAAAGGTAACAGACGCTACCCCATCTTGACCATCTCCACGAATGGGAACTCCATTCTTTGTACCAGAGAACTGATATGAAGCACTAGAAGTGTTCTCAATAACAATAACTTCAATCTTTCCATCAACAGCAGCATTACGAACATCTGCTACATCAGTGTTTTTTGCCCAGTCACGGGGGACTGGAATATAGTCGGCACTATCAAACTTGATAATGTCACCTGGTTTGATAGTATAAAGATACTTCCAAATATATCCATCACTTTCCAAACGAGGTTGGAGATCAGTGTGCACTGGTTCTTGGAGAGAAATAATCCCCTTACCACTATTTGATGGTGCAGCACCATTGTAGACACATTCATAAACTCGGAAGTCCGAGTTGATGATATAATAATTAGAATTGTAAAGGTTAGTTGAACTAGTGTTTGGACTTAGGTTATCAATACTGTAGTCATGACGATACATTTCATAGATAGACCCACTAACCCAATTATTTTTACGGATAACTCGAAGAACATCAGTTGAATTGATTTTCTTTGCAGAAATCAATGTGTCATAGATTTTATCGTGTTCATCGAAATTGTCGATGGGTGCAGGGGTGCTGGTGTTCCAATCCGAAGATACATCAGTGGCGTTTGGTAAGCCAATAAAAACATAATAACTGTTATCAGTGGTCGAAATACCACTAACAAAGTTAGATGCGTTCAACACCCTAATTTGATCAGTTATAATGGCTGGCATTACGCTAGTGAACTTTATCTTTTTATTTATGGGAGATCCAAGAGTAATCTGCTAGTTCTCACAACTTCAGGTGCAGTGGACAGACCAACTAGACCTTCTGTAGAGTTGACAGCAAACGAAGTACCTATAGTTCCACAGGTAACTTTTGCCCAACTAAATGTGCCATAGTTGTTACCTACATCACTACTCAGACCTACAAACCCTGATGCTAGACCATGGTTTGTTTCGAGATTGACATGAACTCTAACAACTTGGGAGGCAAGATCTTCGATATGTGATGCTTCATATACACCATCTAAGAATTCTGTAGCAATACCAACTGTTGTAGTTCTATCTTGAGAAAGTGCGGTTACACCGGTACCAACATTAGATCGGGAGATAACAAAGTAATCACCGGTACTAATACCGGTCTTGGATATACCACCATATTTATTGACTCTTGCTTGAGCATTGAGTGGGATATGGAAGTGTAATTGCATTGCTTTAGCACTTACACCTACACCACATATAGTTCCCTGGTCACCTGCAATGTTAGCAGTTTCGATACTAACAACAGGTTGCACATAAGTGGTAAGACCAAATCCAGTGGTGGGTCTAGCAGTGTCTACAATCTTGATAGGGAAATCTGATATTGGATTGAAGGTATTACCCTCACTAAATCTAAATCCAAGAGCACCACCTTGCAAGTAAACACTACTGTCACTGCTAGCAATATTTTTGATTATTCTGGAAGATGGGAAAACATTTCCAGCAAGTTCAATACGAGATTTACTAACTTTTACACCGTCTACAAAAGTATCATGTCTCTGCTTAGTCCATCGCAGAGGACGAAGTGGATCTTTTACATCAGTAATATTAGCACCCTTATAGTTTGTAGTAAGAAGGGTATCGCGACTCAAAATATCACGAACAATTCGTCCATCTTGATCAATAATCTTCACACCATCACCTTTCTTGATGGACGCGAGGGCACTAGCACTATCAATATCAGAGTCGGTTCCTCGGTAGAATAGAATCTGACAACTAGACTCTGCTACAGGAGGTTCAGTAAATTCAATTCTAGTTCCTCCAGAGAAATTGTATGCAACACCTGGTTTTTGAAGGACATCATTGATGAAGATCAGCAGAACATCATCAAGACTAATTGGACTACCTTGAAGTTTTTCAATACTAAGAACAACATTGTTATTCTTCAGTTGGAACACATTCTTACGACCATCAAATTCACTACTTATATCATCAAGAATTTGTAACTTACCAAACACCCACCCAGTAAACTCATCATCTGCGGTATCTTCTACTGTAAAGATAGCGTTTTGGAAATTTGCTCCAATGGTGCTAACAGTCGGAATACCAACTACATTGAGGGTCTCCCCAACGGTATACCCATACCCAGGATTAGTGATCGTGAACTGACCTAGACTTTTTCCAATACCGATCTCAACAGAAATGCTAGCACCCACACCAGTGTTAGAACTTTCTAGTTTTACATCATCATATAAACCAGGTTGATAACCAAAACCTTGACTATTACCAATAGAAACAACAATACCCCTTCTAGGTAGTTTGTTGGCATTTACATCATCGGTGCTAATGACCTCTACACCACCAGGAGTTTGAGATCCAGTGAATCGAACGGAAGTAATACCTGTTGTAGAACCACCAATAAAACTATAATCAGTAGAAGGTTTTTGGAAAATATTATTGATTAGAATAGCACCAAAGTCGCTAGTAATGCCTGTAGTATTACTACCATCAGAAGTCAAGGTAAATGTCTTACCAATACCAGTAAAATTTTGTGCGATGTCGTCAACTAAAATATTGCCATCATAATCACTTCGAGTAAATGCTCTACCTTGGAAAGAACTACCAACAATATCGTCAGCAAAGATTAGGGTATGAGTTCCAATACCAGCAGAGGTAAGTGCAATTGGTTGATTAGTTACTGCGTCATCTTTAGTATCTGCAAATTTGAATGTGTTAGGAGCAGATTGAATAATAAAATACTCTTGGTTAGTAACCAATGGTAATGGTGGATTCAACGAACGAATCTTGATAGCACTTCCCGTTTCAAGATTTTCTGTAAGTATACTAAAGTTGTGGTTTGTTCCTAGACCAACGATAACATCTGAATTGATACCAACTTGTCTACGATTACCACCAAAAGGAACATCTACAAAAGTAATTTGATCTCCAATAATGTTATAATCACCAAACACCATCATGACGGTGGATCCAGAAGTATGGGATTGTAACTTAGTTCCTAACCAACTCCTATTTACAAGCAGTTCATTTGGATTGCCACCAACATCGGTGACTTGAACCTGCATGATCTCATCACCGATCTTGAGTAGACTATACGGTTCAAAATCACTTGCATCAGATAAGGTAACCGTATTATTAGCAATAGAAACTAGTGTTGTAGTAGAAGTTTGCCGTGGATAAACCGGAGACTGAACAATATTGTCAATCAGGATAATGCACTTGGTGTTTAGTTTCTTTGCAGTAAAAGTATGAGTAGCACCTACACCAACAGTTGTAATACCAATAGGAGAATTCTGTAACGCTAATGCTTTTGTTGCTGCCAGACGAATCTTATTCTCATCAACCTTGATTGCAAACACACTCTTAGGTAATGTAGTTGCAGCACCAACCCCATTCAGTCCATGCTGAATTCCAATGGGGAAAGTTGTCCCAGTAAATGCTACATTAGGATGAGAATCATATATCAACTCCTCACCAGTCCGATAGAAATGGTTAGAGATAATAAAGGAGTCGTCTCCCAAAAGAATGTCGGTTGTACTATCACCAATAAATTCTTTCTTGAACAAGGGATCTCCCTCATGTTTCAGATCGAACGTACGAAGAAAGGTCTCTTGCTCAGAGTTGAATTTTTTGTTGACGGACCCTAGTAGAAATCCCATTAGATTGTTATGGTTGTGTCGTTTGCGACGTTATCAGGTTTGTCAATTCGGATTTCAGAAACCCTGACAATGTAGTCTTTGTTTGCTAGTGGAGTAAACCGCAAACGCATATTGTTACCACTGATGTTTATATCTATGGCACGAATATCACGCTTGATATTAGTAGCATTAGATAGGTTATTGTATACGTTATAATTTGAATATCCTGCAAATGCATTTGCGGATACGTTGAACGATGAGTATACATTATCTGTGGTGTTATGCACTTCAATAAAATACTTCACTGAAGTATAGTTAGTATAATCTTTAGAAGAAACAATAACTGCGGAAGGAGTGGCAGTAGCAGCAATCTCTGTGCGATCAGCATTCAACTCAGCATCACCCACATCAAGTTTAGTAATATCCGAAACATTCAGTCCAGCAGTGGTAGCAACACCAACAGAGGTGGTCAAAGTTCTGATAGTAACTGCCTGGTTCGCTGCGGGAGTATATTGGAGTTTGAGAACTCCGCTATTTTGAACAATGTCAAAATCTCCCAAGGTGCTGCCAGAATCCATGTTGCCATAATCTGAGAACAGGACACCACCAGTGCCATCTGCCAAGAAGTTATATTCCTCAAGGTCAGTTTCACTATTGCTAGAGTGAACAACTAAAATTGTTCCTGACTTGAAGTTAGAAGCATCAATATCCTGAATAGTATATGTTGAGGGAGAACCAATTGCAGAGAAAGCAGAGGAAATACCAATCTTCTCGATGTTGGCATAGGAAGTGCTTCCCGAACCAACAGAGTTGAGAACTCCTTCCTTATAGAACGTGATGTCGTATGTGTATGTATTATTGTAAGGTTCAAACGAGACTTCAACAATAGTTCCGTTTTGATTTACAATAAATTCTCCCAAATCAAATGCATCTGACAGATCAGAATATTGGTTGATATATGCATCAGTTCCATCTGTAAAGACAGCAAACTCACAATACTGAGTAGCATTGTATGAAATTCCTAGAGAAGAATCTAGGACAACTTGAGCATAATATTTGACAGCAACAGGACTATTAGGAGAAGCGGTGTCAAACTCATCAATAGCAATTGTTTTGATGAGGTTTGGATCATCATAGAACTGGGGACTAATATCATCAATCTCCAGAACACGATTAGATTTACAGATCAGAGAAGAACCAAAACGTGCGGAGTTGAAAATAATCTTGTCACTCAGCGTGTTGGTTGAATTTGGTTCCTCATAAACCAAGTCAAAGTTATGGATATTGGACAGGGAGTCTTCAGTATCAATCAGAACTACAGACTTAGAGATTGTTCCTACGCCAACACTTACAGTAGAGGTTTGTCCAATACCAGTAGATTGTGATGGGATCAACAGGTCAGAATGCTTTTTGAATCCCGCGATGTGTGCTAGTGCATCAACCGGTTCACTCCATGAAGAAATTCCAACAGTGCTCTTCAAAGAATATGCGAATGACTGATAATAATCACTATCTTGGATGCGTTGATAGAAGTTAGACAATTGCCCAACAGAATCCTCCCAACCAAAACGTTTTTTGAAGACTACATCAACATCAAAGTTTCCAGTAAAGGTTTCTATATTTTCAATAGTACCCCCTGCACCAGATAGTTCAGCAGTAACACTGTCACCAACTTGGAATCCATCAACGTCATTGACACGAATGACATTTCGTGTTTTTCCTTGCCCAGAAACAATTTTAGAAGTTTTAGAATTACTCTTATTGATAATTTTTTCACCTTTGAAGAAGTTACCTTCTTCTAGAGTCACTTCAAACTTAGCAATGTCCTTATCATTACTAACTGTACCAAATGTTCCCAAATCATATATGCCTGGATCAACGGGGACCTCATAAGTAATTGTTGCTTTGTCGATAAGACCGACAGCCGGATCGACTGCCGTTAGAGTAAAGGTATCAAATCCAAACGTGGAGGAGTTATATCCATGACCAGAAGTTACCCCAACATTTTCAACAAATACGTTATCACCAATTGCAAACGGAATGTTGGTTGCAGTAAATCCTGTATTAGGAGTTTTTAGGGTTACAATAACATTAGGAGCACTGTATGCGACAGTTACAATACCAACTCCATTGCTGTTGTTGATAGCAACCATCTTATTATCACCACTACTCAGATTATTACCTCCACTAATGATGCGGACTCCAGATACACTAGAACCAAGAAGTTCTGCTTTGATTTCAGTATTAGAACTAACTTCGTTCTTCTTCGTGTTATAGATGATTAGATCTGGACCTATCAGATAGTTCTTTCCAGTGCTAGTGATAGCGACGTTAGAAACGGTAAAGTTATCTTTCAGGAAAATAACCTGAGGCATTTCTGCCTCTGGACGTAAGGTTTTATCTGAAGGATAATCATAACCAGATTGGATAAGTTCTACAGTATCCAACTTACCAATATTTGAACCAGAAGCACGTAACAATGCAGATGTTCCAGTTGTTGACCCAATGGTTACTTGAGGGAGATCTTTATACCGAGCACCCTGAGAAACTAAACGAACCTTAGCAATTGGACCCTTCTCATTTTTAGAAGTAGTGTTATAATTGATATCTGCTGTTACTGAAGTGTAACCAACACGTTCTGGGTTTTCAAATATGTTGAATTTGAAAGTATCATTGGTAGTAGAACTAACAGACGATTTGGTCGTAAAATCGCTTTGAGTGACTACAATTTTAGTGTAGTCATCAATAGAATCATCAATCTCAATAATTTTAGTATTATCAAATGATTCTAATTTATAGAATAAAGTTCTAGGAATTTCTGGGGTAAAATGCACAGATGCTTTAGCACCAGCAGAACCGGGAGCACCACTATAAAGAACTTCAATGTTAGACTTTCCAGAACCAACAAAGGACTTCTGGTAGGATTGATCTAGATAGAATCCAAGTTTGGTATTGACCAATGATGCATCTGCCATATCAAATTCAAGCAGATCTCCATCAATAACCGTAACTTTAGGGTTTGTTGAAGAACCAATACTTACAAATCTATTACCGGGATTGTAAGTAAGAGCAATAGAACTAGTTCCAGTAGAAACTATGTTCATATCAATTTCATCACCCGGACGTAATGTATGAGGATCTTTAGTAGTAGCAGTTACATCGGTAATTTGAATGTTACCCGTAATTTCTCCTCTGACTGATTTGAAGGAGTGAGTGTTGCCAATACCAATATTACTATAGAAAAGTGCTCGGTTACTAGAAGAACTAATCTGGTTCTGCATAGTGACAACACCAACCAAGTTATTATCAATAACCTGAACAAACAGAGTTTCTGGCAGACTAGCAGACCAACCAGAAGCAGTACCAACACCAGCAGTTAGATATTGAATAGCAGTGCTGTTATCATAGTTGTAAGCAATTTTTTCACCATTGCTAAACGGATGATTTGGTAGGAAGATAGAACCTTTAGGAATACTACGAGAACCACCAGCACCTAAAATTCTTTGGTCGGTGATAGTATGAACTTCTCCTTGACCAATTGATGCACCGATACCCAACTGAGAAGTAGCATCAAAGTAAATACGCTCATCTGTTGGAGTAGAGTCACAACTCTCAAGTCCAAAAGTAAACTTGCGCTCAAGACGATCAATACGTGCCCCATTAGTATGAGCAACCCCAGCAGTGCCGTTCTGTGCACGAATTAGATCAATTTCATTTCGTGTAATACTAATTCCATAAACAAGGAACTGTTCATTATCAATACGAAGGATATCATCAATCTCATACTTACCTGGGTCATCAGACAACTTGATGCTAGTAGTAATACCACCATTGGCACCAAGAGCATTCATAGCAGTAGTCAGACCAGATCTGACAGAACTTACAGTAACAGTATGGCGACCTTCAAGTTCTTTATGGAGAGTAGAAGAGACATCATCAACTCTCAAAGTAGTTCCAGTAACCAAGTTGTGAGGAACAGTTGTGATACCAGTGACCTTGCCACCAGTATACACAAATGTAGTATCAGGGAACTTGTTTATTGTAGAAGTGAATGAACTGATGATTGGACCACTAATTTCAGAAACGCGGGCAATTGCACCAAATCCATCGGTATCACTGTTATCAAATACTACACGATCACCAACACCATACTCATTACCCCCATCAATAATCTCAAGTGAAGTAATTCCTCCACTCTTTGTAGAAACAATTCGCGATTGAACGAATGTGTTTTTTTGAGAATTAGAGACAAAATCGTATGAATTGATATTATAGTTTTTAGTATTCCTAACCAGGTTGTACTTCAGGGGATCAATGTTTTGGTCAAAGTTGAATCCCAGATTCAATACCTCTGGTTGAGATCTGTAAGAATCTCCTACAACATATGGGAAAATAGGTTCTCTACCATTGTTGAATGGACTACTAGGATTAGAAATCTGGTTGTTAGTTACTGTGACAAAGTATGCATATACTCCATTTGGATATTCTGGGGTAACAGTAAATCTACCATTATGCTCGTCAAGGTCCCCAAAACCAGGAGTATATGTATAATCCTCAACAAAGAATCCAGCAGGATAATCTACAATGCTAGGACCATTAGTACGCTGAGTAGATAGTTTTGCATAACTAGACTTCATATATGCAAGAAGACCAGTACCATTAGGATTTGAGAATCCTACCGGTCCATATATGGGGTTGCCGTCATATGCCCAACCAAGTATTGGTGAGTGGGTGTTACCAAGATCTTGAAGATAATTCCTCAAGTTACGTGGTGCATAGTAATTTACATAAGGGTTGCCAAGACTACTGTCTTTAGCGACTTCGTAAAAACCATCATCCGCTGATACATCACCAAAACGTGCATATCGATCTACCTGGTTGACAACCCACTCATTCAAATTTGCAGAGTAGATTGCATCACCACCAGGAGTTTTTGCTGCAACTATAGTTTGAGATTGAGTGTAGTTACCACCCTTATCAATCATCTCAATAGAAGTAATCTGACCATTAGAAATAATAGCCTTTGCCTTTGCTCCCACACCATCACCAGTGATAATAATATCAGGTGTGCTGAAGAAATCTTTTCCTCCAGACTTGATGATAATTTGATCTATTCGACCATTGACAATAAATGGTTGTAGGAATGCTTCTTTACCAATAACAGTATTGACTTCTGGTTTGAAGTTATCGTTGATTACAGTAGAACCAAAGTCAGTACCAGGATTGGTAACAAAAACTCTTTCAACAGTTCCTCTAACAATAGGCGTTGCTGTAGTATTAGAAGTTGAAATACCCTGACGACCACTGATAGTAATTTGAATCTCAGGATCTTTGAATATCTGTGTACCTGTACCAGCAGAAAGGATTGAGATAATATTTTTATTATCTCTGTCAGTGGTTAGTTGAAAACTATCATCAGAAACTTTTGATGTGAAATATTGACTATTATTAGTCAAACCTCCAGCAGGTGCAACATCTGATGAGTAAACAACTACATCACCACTATTGAATCCGTGGTCATCAATATGAATTGTATTTGTAAATGTATTGATACCAGAAATGGTGGTGATTTCTCTGTTATGGAAGGAACCTTCTCCTTCAATCAAAATCTCATCAACTCTACTACGTCTTCTAACAGAGGTAAATCTTTGGATACCTCCACCACTACCAGTAATCGGAATAATAATATCAACATTCTCTGCTAAGGCATTAGACTTAGTTTCAGTAAGACGGAATGAGAAGTCATTAGTTTTTTTGACAAAATATGATGAAGAGTCAATAAGAGTTCCTGGTGTCGTGCCAATACCAATATTGCTTGTACCATTCGTGGTATAGATAACCTCCTCACCATTTGCAAATCCATGAGGTTTGGCAAACAGGAAGGTATCTGTTGAAGTGTTTACCACACCACCAGTTGTTGTGCTGTCAAAATCAATGACTTGAGGCACAGTTTTCATCTTTGCCCGTGCCACAACATCCTTATGGTTGCCACCGAGGATGGATACAGTAGGAACTTCTACATAATCAAGACCTACAGTATCGTCAGCGTCCACTAGGACCTCTTGTAAGGTCCCTTTCATCTGTGGTATACAAGATGCACCCACTCCGGTGTGTCCTGCCTGTGCAACCGATAGACGGGGAGGATTGATGACATCATATCCATGACCTCTATTCAGGACAGTGACAGATTGCAGGGAACCATAGAAAAGTTTATCGGTTGCTTTGTAGGAGTAAATTTCAACACCGTTGACAAACATGCCAACACCACCTTGTGTTGTTTTGACTACACTAGTTGAAGGAAACTCTGGAGTGTTGAATTTGCGGAGCAGTTTCTGAGCACCCAACTCGGTTCCATAAAAAATTGTAGGAGTCAGTTTTCCAGCACTGGATGCTCCAATGTCTGCTGTAGAGAATACTTGGATGTACTGACCACTGCGAACGTTCTCGGGGGTAAACGCTAAAGCAATCTGACTATCATTGATTCTCTTGACAATGTATGACTCACCTTCGGAAAGGTTAGTCAGTTCTGTACCAAGAACGTTTTCATAAACAACCTGATCTCCATCAGATAGATTATGATCAGTAATATCAATTATATTGGTAGCACTATTAGGAGTGAAGAAGGTGCGAATTCTCTTAGATGGAGAAATATTCCAATGAGGAATACTGTTTGATGCAACAAAAACACTACTGTGTGGATCAGAATAAGTATTCTGAACGTCAGCAATAACCTGTTGGTTGATCTTTAGATTACGACGGATTTTATATAAAGTTTGAGGAGTAAGAGTTGAACAAGCAACTGTAATACTATCGTCACTAATAATAGCAGTAATCGTACCGGGAATTACGTTGTTATCAAGGTCGAGGATCTGAATAGAGTCATTAGCAAACAATACATGATTGCTATCAAGTTTGATGTTATAATTATTAGCGCCATTTGAAGTAAATTCTAAAACACCATAAGATACAGCGGTATTGTAAATCCAACTAGACCAACGACGATCATCTTGCTCTACCCCTAGAGTCTTGATATTGATGTCACTAAGTTCCTGTTGGTTGACTGCTTCTCCATTGAAACCACTAAGTGACCCAACAATTTCCAGTTCTACTGGGAAGTTCAAGTCTCCATTTTCATAAGACCTTGCATTGATTCCTTGAGTTATTGTTGAACCAATAGGAATTGCAGAAGCAGTAGGTAAAGTTAGATCAAATTTAGTATAACTCTTGCCTGAGTAGTATAAATTTTGAGAATCTATATTGATAAAACCAGTAGTACCAAAACCAACGGTGGAATCGACAAAAATGGAAACAGCGCCAAGTGGTGCTTCAATAGTTGCAAAGGTCTTATTTGTTTGTTTGAATTCCCCAAAAGTGGTGTTTTCAGAAATAGCAATGCTGTAATATGTTGAGAGACCAACAATAACAGACTCGACATTATAGATGGACCCTTCAGTCTTAGTAGGAGAAGTGTTTTGTTCTAATGGTTCTCCTGAAATTTTCAGAGCATCACCGCTAATACCTTTTGCAATGATGACATCATTGACGATATAATCCGCCGCAGACGGACGAATCATAAATTTGGCGGGTTGAATCATTTCAACCGTTTCGCCATACAAAGCACCAAACAGAATTTTGAATGCTTCTTCCGTTCCTTTAGAACGATAAAAATCTTTTGCTTGACGGATAAAGTTGCTTTGATCAACTCTACCGTGCAGAGGACGCTCCGAGAAACCAGGCAGTACCTGCTTCTTCAGTTTCTTCAGGAACTGGGTCAAGAAAACATTACTAAGGTTTTCTACCCTTACACCAGTATCATGAGTGCCTACACCACTGGTGCTGAAGGTCAGATACTCAGGTTGGTTGGTTTTGATATTGTTTTCAATACCACTAAATCCTCGGGTGCAACCAACGAATGAATTTGTGGTGATACCAGTATATGTAATAATCTCATCATTGATCTTTAGAAGACCATATTTTTGAGGCCAACCTTTTGTTGACAAAACCTCAATAGTTTTTTCAGCACCATCACTATAAGAAGTGGTGGATGTAAAACCAATCAGGTTTTCATTGTTGAGAAAGTCAAGACCCTTGTACTCAACAAGGTTTTCGGCAATATCAATCGATCCCCCTTGGAATTCTTGGGAGATATAATATTGCTTTAGAAACTCTCCAAAATCAGGATTCTCAGCATCTATAGACGCAGGAATTTGACTTTGAACAACCTCGTGAATTTTTACTCGGCTAAGAGAGGTCTCTATCATTTATTCCGATACTATTTCTAGTTAGATGCACCAGTGCTAGTTATAACAGTTCCACGGACCTTCTTATCAGCGAAGTAACTGGACTGTGGAGTAAATTGGGATCCAGAAGTATTTGCACCGGTTGCAATACTATCCCTTCTCATGTAGAAGTTGCTCTTAGAAATAGCAAACTGTAGATACAGTTCGTTCTTTGCAAGAACATCATTTGATTGAGGAATCGCCTCAACCTCAATAGTGTTGTCACCCACAAGAGTGGAAGTAATATTGATTGTATCAAGAACAATCTCACCCTTAGCATAATCAATTCGACCAAGATTCTTGGAGATAACTTTGATGCTATCATCCTGAAGAATTTGGAACATAAAGATAGTGCCTTTATTATCAGTCACCTTTTGGTCACTAAAGTAACAAGTTCCTACAACACCAGACACAGTAAATCCGGTAGAGCGGATGTTATACTGAGAATCCGGAGCATACATGGTATTGAGATAACAAATCTCATACTGAGCAAACTGATTGAGTTTAGCAATCAGGTCCCTTCTCATTCTCACAAGGGTGATATTTGAAGTGACAGAAGTATCAACATTGTCAATCGTAGATAGAATCTTACTATACTTGAATCTGCCACCGAATTGGTTGAGTTCTTTGCCAGACCCAAAAGTAGAAAGAGCTTTGATAACATTAGTTTTTAGATTGTCAATATCTCCAACAAAGTTGGAGTTGTAATAAATGTAAGAATCAATTTCGACGAACAAAAATTTGAGGTCAATAAAGGTAGGAACAATTCCAGCAATGGAATAACTCTTCAATTCATTCAAAAGATTTTTCTTAGTCAAATTTGACAGAAAAGAACCATTTTTAGGTTTGGCAGAAATATAGACCCGACCAAACTGGGGAGGATCTAACTCCTCACCACCATAAGCACTAACAGACTCAATGTTAGGGAAGATTGATGGAAGGATCGCTTCATAGTCATTCGCCGTTACTGCCCTGTATTGGGACGCATAGAGGCGGGGAGCGTAATACTTGACACTCTCCAGGGGTTCAATGCTATCGCCGTTCTGAGACGGTTCTAGAGCAGCTAGAACAGCATTGAATCCAGATTCGGTAGCACCATCTTGATCTTTGAATGTTCCTGCAAAATTGAACTGTTTGACCCCATTACCTGACTTACCATTAGTCTTGATATAACCAATTTCAATGACATTGCCGGAAGACAGTTTCTTACCAAATATACCATCACCAAACAAGACCTCATATTTTTCGTCAGAGGTCTCTTGGATCAAATAAATGTTGGATGTGGAGGTTATACCAATAATGTTATCAACTAAGTTGTAATCTGTTGTAGTATTATCAGAAGAATTATTTCTAATCTTGACTTTGATTGTAGAAGTATCTACATTGTTATTAGGGATCACAAACCTTTGATTAGGTTGCGATTGATCTACAACAAATGTATTTTTGATATATTGTCCCTGATAGATCTCAATGTTTGCCCCAGCTTCGGATTCGACAACTGGGAAAGTAATTTCCTCAGGAATTGAAAATAAAAAACTTGAGTCATTAGTAGAACCATTAGCAATGATTCCTGGTTGAATGCTTACAGTTTCAGTATTAGAATCTAGGTTAGAAACGTCAATAGCAACCAAAGCACGTGCTGCTCTAGATGAACGAGGAACATATCCGATATTACGTGCCAGAGATACAACGTTCTCCCTCAACGTTGCAGAATCAATGAAAGTTTCATTGACCGCCATGTTGGTGTTGTAGGCGCTGCTATATGAATTATACGCTAAAATATTGATTAGAATGGAGAGATTAGACCCCTCAAAATCCATATCTGAGAAGTTGCTGTTCTCCCTCAGATAAGCTTTGATTGAGGTTTTGATGTCCTCAAAATTTAGGTTGGTAAATTGAGTTAGAGCCATTATAGCCTAGTAGGTTCAAGTATGAATGATACTGACTGAGTAGGTCTAGTCAGTCCCACAATGTCGTAACTAATAGTCACCGCAAGTGCATTATCGTCAGGTCTGCTAACAACTTGAATGTCTGTTAGGTCAACCCTAGGTTCAAAGTTAGTTATGGTAGTCTCAATCTCTCCTCGGATAGGATCAATATAGTCATCATTTGCAAGTTCAAATAATGAACCAGTAATTCTTGTTCCTAGAAGTGTATTGAAAAATACTTCACCTAATTGTATACGAACCAAATTTTGAACGGAACGCTTGATAGCATCTTCGTTCTTCAGAGGGATTATGTCTTTAGTGACCGGATGTAGTTTCATGGATAACGAAATATCCCTGAAACCTTCCGAGGTTCTCTGAATAGGCACAGTGACCCTATTATCTCGTATATTTATCTATTTAGAGACACAAAAAAGGAGGTCCCTTTAGACCTCCTCATGCCCCAAGTAACAAATTTCTACATCCTCTGGATGAGGATGACCATTTTTATAGTATTCGTCAGCAAAATCTTGGGAGTATTCCTCCATCTCTGCTTCAGTTATACAAGAATATACTTTCGTACCACATACCCAAATATCATAAAGATCCATATGTATTATGGCAACACTACATTATATAGACAAATCAAAGAATTCGAGTTTTTTCATGTCCAACTCGACATTTTGGATCACACCAAATTTCAAAACCTGCTTTCTGTGCTTCAAGACAGAATGATACGTCTTCACCACACATATCCTGTACTTCACCAGATTCAAAAACTTGCATCTGTGGGGCAAACCAAGGATACTTCATCTTCTCGTGCTCGAAGACTCCGTACTTGATAAGCAACCAACCAAACCCTGTATAGTCACATGTGAATGGTTTGCGACGTTTTTGGATGCCATCTAGCATCTCATGATTCATCACACCACCATTATTTTTGAAATCATCTTCTTCTAACCAATGGGCAACAGATGTTGTTTGACCATCTTCAGTAACATACCATCCACCAGCAATCTCTTTGTCCATCCAGAGGAGACGATAGAACTGCTCTAAACCAAAAACAATATCACTATCAATCCATAATTGATAATCGTACTTTAGATTACCTTGCCAAGGTTTCTGATCAGGACCCTGGAGAACATTAGCACCCAAACACTTACATCGGGCAAAGTTGACCATGGACGAATAGTCTTGGGAGATCTGCAAAGAACCTCCACGCTGCACAATCTCAAAAGCGAGTTGCACAAAATTCTTCAGGTAGATATATGAAACTGTACGACCAGGAAGGCAGAAAACAAACGTTTTTCCTTTTACCAGTTCGCGTGCAGCTTCAATACTAAACTCTTCTGACTTTTGTTTTGCGTCTTCGCTTTCAGGTGGAGTCGTTACCACCCGGAATCCTTTAGCCATGAAATAAAACTAGCTTCAAATCAATTATACCACGTTATATAGGTTAGCGCATCTAGAACACTTTTACGTTATATTTTTCTTTGAAATCCAGTGCATCACCCCAATCATTGACCATTGGTTTCCCTTTTATGTTCAATGAAGTATTCAATAATACAGGACAATCGGTAACACGATACCACTCTTCCAATATTGGTCTTAGAATGCTATCAGAAGTCTCAGGCACTGTTTGCACTCTTGCACTATTATCGACGTGTACAGCAGCAGGAATCTCCTCAGAACGCAGACACTGATAGACATATGACATATACCTAGAGTGGGAATGCTTCATGTCAAAATAATCTTGACAATACTCCTCTAGGATTGCCGGAGCAAAAGGTCGGAATTGTTGACGTTTTTTGATACGATTTACTATTTCTTTGTTTTCAACTTTCCTAGGATCCGCCAAAAGTGATCTATTGCCTAAAGCACGGGGACCATACTCTGCCTTCCCATTTGCAATACCCGCAACCCCATTTTCAAGCAAACATTGAACAACTTCTTTAGGATCAACCTTACGGTCAATATTATGTCCACAGTAAGGCGTCCACTGCACTTTCTTACCAGATACCAACAATGCAGCACCTAATGCTGCTCCAGCGTCTCCTGGATTAGGCATAATCCATAGATTACACATTTCCCGCAATTTGGTATTAGCAACACAATTTAGAGCAACTCCACCACCATAACAAACATTATTACTGTACTCAAGTGCTATTTTGAAAATTTTAGATAGTTCTTCTTCTAAAACAACTTGTGCACTCTTTGCTAAGTCAAAAGTTGAATTTGTGAAGTCAATATTGACCCCACGATGATTATTTTGAGTTAGAAGTTTTCTAAGTTCATGCTCATGATTATTTTCTCCAAATGCTGCCATACCCATAAAAATATACTCTTCATCCAAAGGACGAAGACCTGCATACTTTGTTAGAGCAGAATACCAAAGACCAATCGATTTTGGATATTTCTGAGACCAAACTTTTGTATATTTCGCTCTTCCGTCAACCATATTGGCAACCCAGACAGAACTACAGTCCCACTCACCAATACTGTCTACAACAACACATGCTGACTGATCAAACACCGAAGTTTGGAAAGCAGCGGCAGCATGAGACAAATGATGGTTGAAATCTACCGTAGGACGAAATCTCAAGTCTCTAGGTTTATTCCAATGTCTCTGACCTGCAAAAAATTGTCTTACACGCTTCGGAAACCATTTTTCATAAAAAGCGTAGACACTATCATAAGTATTCAGTGCCTCTGCCATAAATGCAGCTTCATCACATAATTTTTTGTCATGTTTCTTCTTTGAATATCTTTCGCCATGTGTGGCAAAGATAATTCTATCTTCATGAACTACTGCAACTGCTGAGTCATGAAAACCTTCAGAAAACCCAATCATAAGTCCTGGTCGAATTCCTCATCCATATCATCATCATCTTCGTAAACGAACGGGTCCATTCTGCGAATTTGACGTAACCGCCACTGTGTAAGTAACCAAGAAAACGGATTGAACATACAGATGAATAGTGTTTTATATGTATACTAGATTACTTCCCACCTTTGTGGCAAATAACCGAAATACATCTTGAAATTTTCATATATTGGTGCACACATCTCTTTTGCATACTCCATCGTCTCTTTTGGCATATGCATTACGTCAGATTCCCACTGATCGTTCAAATACTGTATGTGGGGTGCTGCTGGACCTAAATCCGGCACATATACGTTTTTATGAACGTCCTTGATTTCATATCCGATAAAATCTGACAATGATTGAGTTTCTCCATTCCAAAAATCTTCCATAATTGTAATATGACAATTTTCTGATCCAAATGCCATTGCCCACTTCAAAAACATTTCTGCATAACCAAAATCAACACCAGATTTCATAAAATGGCGAACTGGGTCACGAGGATTTTGTTTTTGACGCATAGACCATAATCTACGAATCGGATCTCGGAAAACAATACTAATTTTTACGTCAAAGTGTTTTTTTAGATCAGGAGCAATCGACATGACAAAATTTTCATCACAATACCCATTTGGGTTACTAAAATCTGCTACTGCCTTATACTCATCTTTGATATTGTCCCAATGCTTTTCATAATACTCAATATACTTGTTTAGCGTAAATGGAGGAGACCAAAAATACTTTATTTCTTCCTCAGTCCATTTTCCTGCAACATGAGGGGACTCGTGAGTGAATATTTTTGGTTTTCTCGTTGATGTTGACTTTTTTGATGGTCCAAAAAACTCTTTGTAAAATTTGACACGATCAAAGGTCTTTTTTTCTTGTGCTAAGTTTATCAACCACAAATATCCCTTCTCTTTCCGATGTCCTGTATGACAATACTTGTTATACCAACCTAAAGTATAATATAATGGAGTTGTACCAGACCATCCAGTACCAACATTCAAAAATAGGGTGGGTTTCATGATTTGGAAAGTTCAATTCTAATTTGTTCTCTTGTGTAGTCAGTTTTTATCCCCGCCATAATCATTTGTTGCATTGTAACCTGAATGTCTTCTGCTTGTTCTCTTGTCAATTCTGTGAAGATAATTTTCTTGTCTAGATAGACATCATACGGCATACTTTACCTCGTATTTTGTATAATATATATGATTATGAAACCAACACTACTAATCAACCCTGGCACTGGGTGGTCGGCAACCACACCCATGTTTTACACTCTTGCGTTGGATAATAAGTATGCTCATCAGGGACATTATAAAGAAAATTGGTTTTTGGTGAAACTACAGAGGAATGACGACTATTTCAATGAGGTTTTCAAAAAAGCAAACTCGAAGGCATTGGAAGGAGCAAGACCTAAACGCCCACATGACCATCCTTGGGGTAGAATTCTATCATCTCGCAACCAAATTGCCAAGGACACTCCGATAGACATCTTTTTTCGAGAGAAAATCAGTATTGATGACTACATTGAGTACTATTTGACGCACTGGGACAACATAAAAGGTGATTATGCCGCCGTTTGTGATTTTTGTAACGGAAATTGGGGTTTGGATTATGGATTTTTGAAAGAAATTGCACCAAAAATACTTGATCACTTCAATGTCAAGGTTTTGATGGAATTTCGGGACCCAGTAAGACGTTATTATTCGGAAATTGGAAGTCTTTTTGTCAAAACTCTTGATTTTGGATCAAGAAATCACAACAATTTCAAAGTCCAGTCGCTAGTTCGACAAAAAAAGCACACAAAACTGTTTTTTTACTATCTTTCGCAAGGTTGGTACTCAAGTAATTCAGATTACCAGGGAGGTTATGCCAAATACGTCGATGTATTTGGTAAAGAAAACGTTTATACTGTTATAATGGAAGATTTTTGGGATAAAAAACAAGAAAAAAATCAATTACAACAATTATCAGATTTTTTGTCATATAAAGTTGAAAAAATTCATGAAAATGCCTATGTTCCGTTTATGGGAAAGAATGCTCCACAGTATGAATTTCTCCAAGATCAGTGGGGAAGCGATATTCAAGAATTGAATGACGAAGAATATCAACGAGCACTTCATAGTATGTCTAGATACTATGTTGATTTTTACAGCACTTTCGGTTATATCCCAAATTCATGGAAAAAGTAGTCGCTTATCAAACGACTTTGATGTCATTTCTAATGATTAGAAAGTTAGTCTCTGATAAATACCAGAGGGCATGGAAGATCATGCTTACTATACCATCGCACGAAGTATAAATGAAACTCCTTACGTTTGGATCTTCTTGGACCCAAGGCACAGGGGCGGGTTACGTAGATGGCATGACGCTAGAAGAATATAAAACTTCAGTTGGTATTGCAGGAGAAACTCCTTACGATAAGGATAAGAACAGCGCCCTAACTTGGAAGAACCTTCTTGCTGAGAAGAATGGTTGGGAACTGACTTCATATGCTCGTTTAGGTAACAGCAATATGAGAAACTTCCGTAAGATGGCGGAAGTTCTTGACGGCACTGATGCTGCTGAGACTATTGTTTTGATTGGTGTTCCTCACCTTGCCCGTCATGAAATTTTCATGAACGATGACTCAACAGGAATGAATCCTTCTGGCAAAGGATATGTTGGTGTCCTGTATGCTAATGGATATGGTGACACTGCTAATAAGTTCAAGGCAAAAGATTTTGACATGTTCAAGTATGTCAAGAATCACTATAACGAAGAGAATGAAACTGAGCAACTGACATATAACATTGCTCACTGGAATCGTTATCTGACTAACCTTGGTTATAAGGTCTTCTGGTTTGATGAACTCAACCAGATCAAGTACACCACGGTACCTGACAACTATCTGTTTACTGATCAGGGCGATCGTTCTTTGTTGACCATGCTTGCTGTAGATGCAGGTTGGACTCCTGAAGAGGATACTGATGCATCCGGTCAGTCCAGTCATCAAGATTGTAAGCGGACAAAGTATTTGGTAGAGCAGAAGGCAGTCAACCCTCATGCTATCCTACCCACCGCAGCATCTCAAGTAAAGATTGCAGATTGGATGGACGCTGCAATAAAAGCAAAGATGTAAAGTGAATTGATTTTATTATGAAAAAATTAGTTACCTTTGGTTGTTCATGGACCTTTGGGACCGGTTCTGCCTTCGACCGAGGCATGAGCAAATTGCAGTATAGGAATGTCTCTGCGGATAAAGAACTATGCAGTCAGAATTCTTTCCGTACAATCCTTGCTAAGCACTACAAATATAAGAATATCAATTTCTCTGCTCAAGGTTCCTCAAACCAGAGACAGTTTCGTCATGCCACAAGATATTTTGCTACAAAGGACCTAACAGAAGATAAAGTGATCGTGTTATGGTGTATTACCTCCACAGCACGGCATGAAGTTTATTATGCTAATCGTTGGGGGGAAGAGGGCAACGCAGGGTATAGTAACGTCTTGTACGGGCAGGGAGGGGTCGCTCATCAACATATGATGAACAAGTGTAACTTTGACTCAAGGCAATATGTCAGAGATCATTATAATCATGAAGAAGAGATTAGACGACTGACAATCAATATGCTTCATTGGAATCGATACTTTGAAGGTCTTGGTATTGAAAACTATTGGATTGATACATTCAATCATCATGACTATGGAGTAGAGATTCCTCGGTTATTATTTGATAAAGACACACAACGAGACTTATTATTTCAAATGATAAATGCTAGGGGGATCTCTATACAGAATGATTCTTATCATATCTCACAATACACAAGAGATTCTAAAAGAATCGACTATGCAATACAATTAGGTCTTGCTAATCCATATTCTTATCATCCAACCCGTGAAGGTCATAAATTGATTGCAGAACTCATCAATCGTCAAATCTCATTATGACAAAATTAGTTACTCTTGGATGCTCATGGGTCAAA